CAACGCTAAACTCCGTGAATGTTTAAACGATATTTTAGACAATTGGAAAAAAATGTAAAATATTAATGTAAAAAGTAACCTATATTAAATATAAGTGTTATATTTGTTCTATAATTAAAAACGAAAAAGATGAAAAAATTAGTATTAGTATTAGGAATAGCGACTTTATTTAGTTGCGAAAAGGAAGAAAACAAAGTTTGTGATTGTGTTTTAACATGGGAACAAAAAATGAACGAGTATGGTAGTACTTATGATCCAATAAAAAATGTTAATGATAAATGGTATTGGAGAACAGTAGAAACATATCCAAATAGAAAAGATTTTTGTGTTAATGCAGGAGCTATGTATTACAATGATAGTGTAGATAGACAACGATATATTTGTAAATAATAGTTGCCAATTAAAATTAAAAGGTTATATTTGTAAAATAGTTCCATCCTACATTATAGAACTTAAAGAAATTTGAAACCCTAATGATGAGTAACGAGGTAGGATGCGTGAAAATTGTTAGGGTTTTTTTATTTACTAAAAAAATAAATTAAATTATGGAGTACAAAATGAAACTACAAAGCAACAATTTTATTTGTATTAATGAAATTGAAAACGAATTTCAAAAGGTTAGTGAAATCTATTTGAAATTTAGAGAAGATGATGACTTTGGGGACGGAATAGTTATTAATAAAACCGATCTGCATAAGTTTATCGGTACGTTATTACATATTCAAGCAAAAATGAAGTAAGATGAATATCGGTTGGGTAAAATTACACCGACAATTTAAGGATTGGGAGTGGTATAATAAATCTGAAATGGTTCATTTATTTATTCATTGTTTGATTAAAGCCAACTTTAAAGATGGTTCATTCCAAGGTATTGAATGCAAAAAAGGATCGTTTATAACGTCTTTAAAACACCTATCTGATGAGACTAATATATCAATTCAGACAATTAGAACGTGTTTAAAAAAGTTACAGTTGACAAAAGAAATTGAGGTAAAATCAACAAACAAACTAACACAGATAACTATTTGTAATTATGATAGTTACCAACAAGAAAGCGATGACACTAACAAACAACTAACAACAATAGAAGAAAGTAAAGAAGTAAAGAAAGAAAATAATATAGATGAACGCAAAATAAATTTTGCTACTTCACTTAAACCATTTCTTGATTTGTATGGTAAAGAAATGTTAAATGATTTTTATTTCTACTGGACTGAACACGGAGAGAAGGATAAAAAAATGAGATATGAAAAACAAACTTCTTTTGATGTTAGATTAAGATTAAGAACCTGGAGTAAGAGAACTAATTCATTCGAAAGTTCCAGAGTAAAAAAAGAAGTTTTATTTGTTACACCAGAAGGGGTTGAAATTACAGATAAATTAGTTCTTCATACATACCAACAAACAGGAAAAATATGATACTTAAAGACGGACATTCAACACAAACTATTTTAGATTATAAAAATGGTTTGATGCCTAAAGGACTTGAATTAGGTATTTACTTTGATGAGTTCTTTGTGCATAAGCAAGGACAATTAAATTTTGCTTTAGGTCATGATAACGTAGGTAAAACCTATTTTATGGAATGGTATTTTTTAGCACTAGCAACAAATCATAATTTAACTTTCACTTTGTTCATGGATGAAAACCCACCTTATAAAGTGCTTAGAGATATGCTTAAAATGTATTTAGCAAAACCACTAGAGCAAATGAGTGAATTAGAAATTAAAAGAGGTTTAATTAAATTAGAACATCATTTTAAGTTTGTAGATAATACCAAAAGATACACACCAGAAGAGCTTTTAAACGTATTTAATGAAACTAATACAGATGTTTATTTAATAGATCCTTTTAATGCTTTAAAATCTTCAATGACTTATGCAGGTAATTACGATGTATTAAATGAATTGAAAATGTTTTGTAAAAAAACAGGTAAAACTATCTACATAAATGCTCATCCGTCAACTGCTGCAGGTCGTAAACAATCTGTATATCCAAAAAATCACACGTGGGAGGGTCATATAATGTTTCCTTTTAAGGATGATATTGAAGGAGGTAAACCATTTTCAAATAAAGCAGATGATTTTATAATTATCCACCGTTTTAATGGACATGAAAATTTAAGGTTTACAACATTAGTAGAAGTAAAAAAAATAAAAGATACTGATACAGGTGGAAGACAAACTCTAAATGAACAACCTATCATGTTTGATTATAATTATGGTTATGGTTTTAAATGTGGTGGTAAAGACGTTATTAAAAGACCTAAAGACGTGCAAACAGATGCTTTTATACCAAAAGAAGAACCGATAAAACCAGCTAATCTAATGAATATAGGTAGGGAAGTAAACGAATTTAAACCACTAGAAGATAAAGATTGTCCTTTTTAATTATGAAACAACTAGATTTAATACTGAGCCAACAAACGCTATTGAAAAATATAATTAAGATTCAAAACTCTGTTCAGGATATAGAACTAAAGCACAAAGATCGAAAAGATTTAATCGACTCGATGAATGAAAGTATTTATGAGCTTACAGATGTTTTAAAAGATTTTAGGAATTTAGAGCAAAACTTTAAAACAGTCTCTCAGATGAATGATAAAGTTAACGAACGATATTATATACTAAAAAGAGAATATAATTCACTAGAAGCCGCTAAAACGTCAAATATCGATAATGAAACTTATATCTTATCTTTGGAAAATGAGAATAGGGAATTGAAAAATAAATTAGATATTTTAATAAAAGAATTATAAAAGTAACTTATATTAAAAAATAAAGTTATATTTGTAGAAATTTAAAACTAAAAGTTATGATTAATAAAGAGATTAAAGAGAATGTGACTTATTTACTGAGAAACTTCCCTGAGACAAAAGACTGTGATTTAAAATTAGTCGCACGGTATTGGGATAAATTTGATGGGTTTAATGCTGGTGTTTACTTTGAAGATATTTATTATGGTCACGTAACCCATTTTGAGTCAATAAGACGTATGAGACAAAAATTACAAATGGACAATGAAGATTTAAGAGGGTTAAGGTATAAGACCAGAAAAAACAAGTTGGAAAAAGAAGTGAGAGAATTAATTAAAAATGATTAAGATGAATGTTTTATCATTATTTGACGGGATGTCAACGGCACAACAGGCACTCGAAAACGTAGGTATTAAAGTAAATAAATACTATTCAAGTGAAATCAAGCCGTATGCGATAGAATTAACACAACATCATTTCCCCGACACTATACAAGTTGGTGATGTTACTAAGTGGAATGAATGGGATATAGATTGGAAGAGCATTGATTTAGTATTGAGTGGATCACCCTGCCAAGATTTATCTGCAGCTGGTAAACGTGCAGGAATAAATGGTAAAAAGTCAAGCTTATTTTTTGTTTTTGTTGATATACTTAACCACATAAAATCAATTAATCCAAATGTGTTATTCCTTCAAGAAAACGTAGGTAGTGCAAGTAAATTAGATGTTGGAATTATGAGCAGAGCGTTAGGCGTTTATCCTGTACGTATCAATTCAAAATTAGTAACTGCCCAACTAAGAGATAGATATTATTGGAGCAACATACGAACTAAAGAAACTATGTTTGATTTAGTCACTGACATACCACAACCAAAAGATAGATGGATAATGTTTAAGGATATATTGACAAGTGGCACAACTAAAAGAAATAAATCAAATTGCTTAACAGAAGGATTGATTGAAAAAGTTGGAAGGCACAAAGTAAAAGACTTTAATAATTGGCAAAAAATGTTATTAAAAAGACCTTCTTCAATGGTTATTTTAGTATATGAAAACAATGAAGTTAGATTACCTAATAAAATTGAGATGTGTCGTTTACAGGGATTTCAAGATGATTATTGTGATATTTTAGATGATAGAAAAGCAGGTAGTTTATTAGGCGATGGTTGGACACTTCCTGTGATTGAACATATATTTAGTTTTATTAAATGATTGCTAAAATACATATTATGTTTGCTAGGTTAGACGAATTTTACGGGCAACCAAAAAACACTTGTAAAAATGCAATTAAAAAGAATTTAGAAATAAAAAGTATTAAAGATTTAAATCACGAGGAATTAAGTAACCTAGCAAGGTACACAGATAATATTTTACTCGCAAACGGAATAGATATAGAAGATGAATACAAACAGAAACATAAAGCAAAAAAAGTGTAAATACTGCGAGACTCTTTTTTATCCAATTAAGACAACAGCCACTGTATGCACGTGGGAGTGCGCTCAATTACTCGCAAAGGAAAAAAGCGAAAAGAAGAAAGCGAAGGAATGGAATGTTAGAAAAAAGGAATTGAAAGAGGGTTTGATGAGTTTACAAGACTGGATCAAGATTGCACAAACACATGTTAATACGTACATTAATTTAAGGGATAAAGATAAACCTTGCATAAGTTGTTTTAAGCCTATTAGAGGTCGTATAAATGCATCACATTACTTTAATGCCAACAATCATTGGAATGTTAGATTTAATGAAGATAATATTCACAGCAGTTGCATTACATGTAACCAGTATTTGTCAGGGAATCTAATCAATTATAGAATAGGTTTAATTGAAAGAATAGGTTTAGATCGTTTAGAACACTTGGAAAGCATAGCAAATGAAACTAGAAAGTTTACTATTCCTGAGGTGAAAGAGATCATTGAAGTATACAAAGAGAAAATTAAAACATTAAAAGATGAAAACAATAAATAGTTTAAGCGGTGGTAAAACATCTTCGTACATGGCCGTACATCATCCAGCTGATTACAATCTTTTCTCTCTTGTAAGAACAAACGACAAAAATTGTTTGTTTCCAGATGCTAAAATAAGACAGATAGTTAGTGATAGAATAGGTACTGAATTCATTGGAACGTTAGAAGAAGATGAGATCATTTACACAATATTAGATCTGGAGCAGTACATAGGTAAAGAAATAACTTGGTTAAGTGAACAAACATTTGAAGATGTAATTTCTAAATATAAAATGGCAAATGGCAAATTTTACTTACCTAATATTATGACTAGATTCTGTACGGTTGATATGAAAATAAAACCAATAGCGCAATGGTGTTACGATAATACTGATTTACCTGTTGAAATGCGTTTAGGGTTTAGAGCTAATGAAGTGGAACGTGCTAATAGAATTTTTGATAAACAGATAAACGGAATAGAAAATTTTAAATTTAAAGTAGGTGAAAAGAATGGTAGAAATAAATGGAAGGAGCTACCATACAGAAAAGTAAAGTTTCCATTGATTGAAGATAGAATTTTTAAAGATTCTATAGAAAAATATTGGAGTGATAAACCTGTTAGATTCGCATATCAAAATAATTGTGTTGGGTGCTTTCATAGAAACGAGATTATGTTAAAACATATGAGCAATAAACAACCTAATAAATTTAATTGGTTTGTCGAAATGGAACAAAACAACGGTTGCACCTTTAAGAATGGAATAACATACGAGAAAATTCGTAATCATAAACTGCAGTTAGATCTATTTGATGAAGATTTTACAGATTGTGATAGTGGTTATTGTGGCTTGTAAATATTAAAAAAATATTAGAATTATAACTTTTATTTGTGAGATAAGTTATTTATTATTATATTTGTGTATAATTTAAAATTAATGAAAATGAAAATTTACGAAAAGTTACTGAACGCCAAAAAGAATATTGGCAAGGTAAAGAAGACGATGAAGAACGGACACTTCAAAAACACGTACGCTGACATTAATGCGTTGTTAGAAGTTGTTGAGCCTGTATTACTAGAAAATGGTTTATTGCTATTACAACCTATCATTAACAACAAAGTAATAACTCAGATTATTGACGTTGAAACAGGTGAAAAGATTGAGTCTATTATTGAACTAGATGGTAACCTCAACCCACAGCAAAGAGGTAGTCAAATAACTTACTACAGACGTTATAGTTTACAAAGCGCTTTAAGTTTGGAAGTAACGGATGACGATGGTAATACAGCAAGTCAAAATATTACTAAGGTTAAACCTGCACTAAATGACAAAGGTTTTAGTCAAGCGCTTGAAAGAATTATTAACGGAGAAGTTGAAATAGTAAATAAGTTGAAAGAGACTTTCACACTTACAGCACAACAGGAATTGGAATTAAACGAAGTATTAAAATAATGGAAACTAATTATGACATCGATTATGAAAGATATGAATATGAATGGTACAACTATGGAAAATAGTAAGATCAAAGAGATAAATATATTAGCTTACAAATATCTAGAAGGATTAACGACGGGCGATCTAGGTAAATATGAATCAATAGACACAAAAGTTGTTATCTCAATAGTAGAAAGTATAATTGTAAACGCTGAATCTAATTATGCCTATCATGAAAAGATCGAGGACATTAAAAGAAAATCAGCAGTAAGTGTAATTATTAACCAATTAAACAATTTATAGTATGAAAATCAGATGTAGTTCACTTCCTAAAATAATGACAAACCCTCGTACAAAAAGCGAGGTGTTGTCCGAAACTGCAAAGTCAGAAATGATAAAGATAGCAAAAGAGGACTTTTACGGGTATAGTTCGCAAATGACAAACAAATACGTTGAGAAGGGAATAGAAGTAGAAGATAAATCAATAGAGCTTTTAAATACGATTAAATTGGCTAATTACAAAAAGAATGTAGTTAGATTAGAAAATGACTTTTTAACTGGAGAGTGTGATATAAACGACGAGGTAAACGATGAAATAATAGATGTCAAATCTAGTTGGTCCTTAGAAACGTTTCCTGCCTTACCAAGTGATATAAACATCAAAGACTACGAAATGCAGTTAAGAGGTTACATGATGTTATATGGTCGAAGTAAAGCAAGTGTGTGCTATTGTATCGTTGACACACCTGATGAGCTTTGTAAATATGAAAACCAAACCTTACACAAGGTAGATCATATAGATCCTTTTGCACGAGTAACTATGTTATCAATTGAAAGAGATCTAGAGATTGAAAAACAAATAGAAGATAGATGCAAGGTAG